AGATAAAAATTTTATTAATGAATTTTTTGATGAAAAATTGAAAAACAAAAAACTTGAAGAATACGTTGATTCAAAGCAGGAATTTAATAAATTTCTCGGTGTTGAGGGTGAGATTTCCCCAACAGTTTACCCAGTGAAAATAAAGACTGATGAAATATTTGATTTTGAAAATCAAAAGCAAGTTGATGATCTTAAGGTTGTTCTTGCAGAGCAAATGCCTGATGCAGTTCGTGATTTTTCTTCGCCAATCAATTTCTGGCTACGCGAGGGAAGCTGGAGGTTTTTCGAAAACGAACCAATACAAAAAATTCTGAAAGACAAAGGTTATAGTGGATACAAAACTAACGAACCGGGAACAATTGCCCTTTTCAATCCAGACAAAGGTGATGTGCGCTCTATCTTCGCCAAGTTTGACCCTGCAAAGTCGGAGTCAGGAGAAATTTTAGCTTCAGTGCCAGCAGCTGCTCTTTTGACTGGAGGAGCTTTAAGTGGATTAGTTGATGAATAGAGCGAGTTTCGGTAAACTTTTGAAACCACCAAATAAGAGGAGTAAATCATGGCTAAAAAACCAGAGAAAAAAGCTGAAACAAAAAAAGAAACAAAACCGTCGGTTGAAGAGAGGCTCGAAAAAATAGAAGAGTTCTTGATTCATCGCTCCGGGTATTCTCGTGATTGATAAGGAGAATAAGCCGGAAGATGTCATTGTCAATGTGACTGGCGTCTCAATTTCAACACAAACCGGAATAGGAGAGTATGACAATCAAAGAGATCCTTCAAAGGATCAGAACAGAACTCCAGTTGAAGAAAGTCCAACTGGCGACTGATATGGTAGAAGGTCAGATATCTGACTTCAATCATTATCAGAAAATCGTTGGCGTGGCTGAAGGCTTGATGCAAGCAGATGTCATTGTCGATGGAATTATCAAACAAATAGAGAAAGAGGATGAATAATCATGGCCCATCCCCATGCACCCCAGCCATTAGGTTGGAAAGTTCTGGTAAAACCATTCGAAGCACCAGAAAAGACTGAAGGCGGGATTTTTCTTCCCGCTCAAGCCAAAGACGCAGAAGAATACCTCACAGCTCATGGCCACATCATTTCTATGGGCGAGCTTGCCTACAGAGAAAGAGAAAGTGGCGAAAGGTGGAAAGGCAAATGGCCTTCCATTGATGACCATGTAACCTATGGTAAGTATGCTGGTCAAAAAATTGTTGTTGATGGAGAGAAATTTCTCATACTCAATGACGATGAGATAACATCCATATTGCCTGACGATTGTGAGGTGAACAATCATGTCTGAGGAAAGTATCGAAGAACAAATCAAAAAAGTCGAAGAGGAGATCTCCAATGCTCCTCTTGAAATTGAGATTGTTGATGAGCCAAAAGAAGAGCCTGAGCCGCAACAAGAGCCTGAGCCTCAAGAAGCTAAAAAAGAGCAGGATGATCAAGAATTCAGCAAAAGAGTTCAAAAAAGAATCAGCACGCTTGTTCAACAGCGTAAACAAGCTGAGGCCGATGCTGAACAATCACGTTCGGAACTTGCTTCGCTGAGATCAAGACTTGAGCGTCTTGAGCAAGGCTCAAATCAACAGGCGCAAAATGCATTCCTTGAGCGATATGAGGTTGCAAAAAGTCAGCTTCAAACTGCTATTGAAGAAGGTGACACAGCTTCTCAGGTTGCTTTTCAAGAGCAACTTGCTGATATGCGTGCTGCAATGCGTGTGCAAGAGATGCAGCGTCAACAACAAGTTCAACAACAAATATCCCCGACTGTTGGCAGAGCTGCTCAAGTTCAATCAGACCCAACGCCGCAAAAAGCAATCGAGTGGTGGCAAAGGAACAATTGGTTCAATTCTGATGGTTTTGAAAGAGAAACTGCAGCAGCAAGATCAATTGACGTTCAGCTTGAACTTGAGGGATATGACAAAAATTCAAACGAATATTATGAAAATCTTAATAATCGTCTAAGAATTTTGTTTCCAGAACTGATTGCAGAGAGTAACGTAACTGAGAAATCTGTACCTAGGACGAAAAGCAGATCGCCAGTCGCACCAACTGCAGGTGGTCCTAGTCGCAGAGGAGGTCGTGTTAAGATGACGAAAGATCAACTTGCTATGGCTCGTGAGCTCGGAATAACCGATGAGAAAGGTTTGAAGGCTTATGAAGCAGAATTGAATGCCTTGGAGGTAGACAATGGTTGAGAAACGTAATGTTCGTGCATCTGAAGCTCGGCCAAACACTCGCGGGAAAGAAGCTCGCGCTAAAACACCTTGGAAACCCGCATCTGTTCTTGATGCCCCTCCGGCTCGTCCAGGAATGGTGCAAAGATGGGTTGCCACCTCGATTCTGGGGAAAGATACACCCGACAATGTCTATAAACGACAGCGTGAAGGGTGGAGTCCGCGACCAGCGGATAGTGTTGGGGATTTTCCAATTCCAACAATAAATCATGGTCAGTGGTCAGGTTGTATTGGTATTGAAGGTATGGTCCTTTGCGAAATGCCTGAGGATACTCATAACGAGATGAAAGAGTATTATTCTGGCAGAGCTGAGGAACTAAACCATAGCATTGCTACCGATCTCCGGAATACTGAGAGGGCAGGAGGGATCCCGATCCATCAGGATCGTAGTTCTAGCGTTACCCGTGGCAGCGGTGTTGCTGTCATGGATGATTAAACTTTAAACCCACGAGGTTAGAAAAATGGCAAATGTAGACGCAGCCTTCGGCTTCGTTCCGATCCGTCATCTCTCCGCCTCCGGATCTTGTAGAGCCAACAAGTACACCATCGCGAGTGGCTTGGCTGAGAACATCTTTTCGGGTGATCTCTGCATCATTGATGCGAATGGCCAAATCACGCCTCACACTGCTACTGAGGTTAATAACATTGGTGTTTTTGCTGGTGTTTCTTACACAGATTCGGATGGTGAGTACATCTACAAAGAGTATTTTGCATCCGGGACGACTGGTACAAACATCATTGCTTATGTTTATGATGATCCATTCATTGTTTACAAAGTTCAGTCAGCTGGTTCCCCAGCTCAAACAAATATCGGTAACTGTGCCGATGTTGTTGCTGGTGCTGGTTCAACGGTGAGTGGACGATCAGGTTTCGAAATTTCTGGAACAATGGCCTCTGGCACGGCAACGTGCAAGATCATGGCTTTGTATGATGCTCCAGAAAATGCTTTCGGAACCAATGCTGTTATGGAGGTTCTCATCAACGAGCATCTCTATAAAGACAGCGCTGGCATTTAGGAGGGTTTAGACAATGGCAATGAATAGAGCACAATTTGCTAAATTGCTCGAGCCTGGTCTGAACACTCTTTTCGGACTAGAGTACGACAGGTATCCCGAAGAATATGCTGATGTTTTTGCATCAAACACCTCTAATCGAGCATATGAAGAAGATGTTCTTTTGGAAGGCTTCGGAAATGCCCCGGTGAAAACAGAGGGTGCAGCTGTCAGCTATGATGAAGCCAGCCAGCAATGGACGGCTCGTTATCAGCATGAGACGGTTGCTCTTGCTTTCTCGATTACTGAGGAAGCAGAGGAAGACGGCCAATACGGCTCTCTTGCTGCTCGTTATACGAAAGCGTTAGCTCGCTCAATGGCCTCTACCAAAGAGATCAAAGCGGCAAACATTTTCAATAATGCAACTTCCGGGAGCCACACAGGTGGTGACGGTGTTGCACTTTTGAGCACATCCCACCCAACCCGCAATGGAAACCAATCAAACACTCTTGCGACAGCCGCTGATCTTTCAGAGACTTCGCTTGAGTCGATTTTGATTCAGATTGCTGACATGAAAGATGATCGCGGTTTGCGCATCGCAGCGCAAGGCGTTCGCTTAATCATCCCGACAGCATATGTTTTCACTGCTGAGAGACTCCTTGAGTCTCAACTTCGCACATCGACAGCTGACAATGATATCAATGCGATCCGCTCCGGTGGATATCTTCCGCAAGGATATCATGTCATGCGACGAATTTCGGATTCGGATCGCTTCTTTGTCCAGACGGATGTTCCCGACGGGCTAAAGATGTACCAACGCTCTCCGCTTAAGAAGGGTGTTGAAGGCGATTTCGAAACTGGAAATGTCCGCTATAAAGTTCGCGAGCGTTATTCGTTCGGGTTCACTGATTGGCGTGGCGTTTTCGGATCCGAAGGTGCCTAAATAAGGAATCGGGGCCACCTTAAAAAGTGGCCCCAAACCTTATGGCTGATCCGAGAGAAAAAGCTTATTATGATTATATCGGGAAAAGAGATGTAAATCAGCTTTTCCCGATGGATGATGGTCGTTCTCTTGATCAGAGAAGAGCCCAAGCACAACGTCTGCGCGAGATGGGTGTTCATTCGGCAACACCAAAAGCAAAGCCAGCAGAATTAAGTTTTGGTAAAAATTTAGGGCAAGTTCCTATCTCTGTTGGTGCCCTTGGCGGCATGACGCAAAAAGAAGTTGATGAAGCATCTAAGTCTGCAGCAGCAAGTTTGCAAGCTATAAATGACTATGGAACAATTCCTTTTTATTTTACACCAGCTGCCCCTGTTGCAGCAGCTTTTGATGTTTCAAGGGGAATAATTAATGAAGATCCGTATGAGGTTGGCCTTGCTGTTCTTGGTGTCGGAAGGCCATTAAAGTCTATTGCTCAGACGATACCAGAAAATGTAGAGAAGGCTTTGTCATATTCTTTTGTCTCTGGGGCTGTTGGAATACAAGTTCAAGACTTTTTGAAAAATTTAGGCAAAAAATCTTCCGAACAATAGGAGGTTTTATTTTTTTCCTTTTGAGAGTAAATTGACTGTACCCTGACTGCGAAATGCAGACACTGGCCACGACAGGAGATAAAAATGGCTAAAACAACTTTTTCCGGACCAGTCCGATCCCGGCGCGGATTTATTTCAGCCGGACCCGATGCAGTTGTAAATATCACTGCTGAAACAACTTTAACATTTGATGATCATGCAGGTCGCCTGATCGAAATCAATGATGCGGATGGCGCAGTTACGCTTCCGACAATCAGTGCGGACTCAAACAGCTCGACCGCTGGTCTTGATGATCCTAATGTGAACAGTCACCTTGGTGCTGTTTATAAATTTTTCATTGGGACTGATGCGACTGATCTAGACATCAAAACAGATGGCACGGATAAGTTTGTTGGATCTCTTGCTGTTGGTGTTGATGATGGCAGCTACAAAGTTTTCCAGCCAGCCGCAACGAATGATGTCATTTCTATGAATGGCGGAACTCAAGGTGGTGATAAAAACTCTTATGTTGAAATCACTGCTCTCGCCGACAATGAATATCTTGTTCAAGGTGTTTTGATCGGCTCCGGCTCGATTGCAACTCCGTTCGCGGATAGCTAAAAGTTAGTTCGCTATGAGGGGCAGGATCATCCTGCCCCTCAAAACGGGAGATAAGCATGGCAGATATAGTAACATCAACAAAGTTACATGAGGACACTAGGCAGGTTGTCTTCGCTTTTCAATATCAATATGTTGATACGGGAAATGAGTCCGCAGTATTGAAAGTTGATGTCTCCGGTCTCCAGAAAAATGACTTTGGAGAAAGTTGCTCAGCTGTCCGGATAGCAGAGTGCTGGTGGATAATATCAGCAATGACTGTTGAGATCCTCGCGGATGCAGACACAGACGTCATGGTCCTTCATCTAACAGAGGGGCAGTCTGGTTATCAAGACTTCACTTCTTTTGGTGGTCTTCCAAAAACCACGACATATGGCACTAATGCCACTGGTGATATAAAATTTACGACGACAGGTGCAGGTGCTGCTGGCGACGCATATCAAATAATTCTAAGAATGATAAAAGAGTACTAGAATGGCAACATCTGGCACTGTAGCTTTTAGGCCAACTGTTGAAGAAATAATCGACGAGGCTTTTGAACGCTGCGGCATTGACACCCAGACAAGAACTGGTGGTCATGCGAGGAGTGCCAGAAGAAGTTTGAATATGCTCTTTTCAGAGCTTTCAAACAGAGGTCGAAACTACTGGACAGTATCCTATAAAACAATAACTCTCGTTGCCGATCAGTCTGCATACACTTTGGATGCTGGACTTGTTGATGTGATAGATGTCGTCTATAGGAGAGTTTCCGGTTCAACATCGACAGACCAAGTCATGAATAGGGTGTCAATTTCTGAGTATAATCAGATACCAAACAAAACTGATACTGGCGTTTCATCTCAATACATGATTGATCGCCAATACACACCAATAATGAATGTTTGGCAGGTGCCGGATAATGCGAATGATTCTATTCGTTATTATGGAATATTCCAGCTAGAAGATGTAACTGCGTCAAATCAAGATGCAGACATACCATATCGTTGGACTGATGCAATCTGTGCCGGGCTTGCTGCAAAACTCTCTGTTAAGTTTGCCCCAGAGAGAGCTCCTGACTTGATTGCTCTTTATGAAAGAGCATTTCAATTTGCATCTGATGAAGAGGGGCCAAGTGTTCACCTGCGCGTAAAACCAACAGGACTGAATCTTTACTAATGTCTGTTTACGCAAAAGGAAGGAAGTCTCTTGCGATAAGTGATCGCAGCGGATTTCGTGTCCCTTACAGAAATTTAAAAACAGAGTGGAATGGCCTCAGAGTTTCCCCGGATGATTATGACCCGAAACACCCGCAACTCACACCGCCAAGAAACATCACTGATGCAACAGCACTTCGCGACCCTAGGCCAGACAATGATCCGGAGAACGTAACATTTTTTGTTAACTTTAATTGGTTTGGCTTTCAAAATGTGCCCTTGAGTGCAGATGGCTTTTCGCAACCATCAATGGACTCAAGAGATTATGAAAAGCCAAATAGATTAAATGCAAAAGGATCTGTTGGCTTTGTCCAGATCGAAACGCCAGTTGAAGTAAATGCTGCTTCTGTTCACAACCAAGGTGTTGTTGGGCTAATTTCTATTGAAATTTCAATAGACGAGACGGGTGTTGCAGGAACAGGTGCGATCGGAACAATATCTCTTGAGACATCAATAACCGAAACTGGTGTCGCAGGAACAGGTGCTCTTGGAGTGTTTGGGGAAACTGATGGTGCTAACCTAACTCTGAGCATAACTGAGACTGGCCTTGCAGGAACAGGTGCAATTGGGACGGAAAGTGTTGATGTTGACAACCCAACATGGGGAACTGGAACCTTTGGTACTGGTTCTTGGGGTCAATGATGAATTACA